GACCATTCCTATAGACCGCACGCCCTAGATTTCTTTTCACAAAATTCTAAATATAAAATTTGAAAAATGGAAGGAGTGAGAAAATGCCACGCAAACGAAAACCATTTGCAACACAAAAAGGGAATCTGACAGTTGCACAACAAGAAGACAAAAAACTGGAAGAACGACTCGTGCAGACAGGCAAGGAAACCCTAGCAAAACCGCCAACTTGGCTGATTGATGCCAGGGCCAAAAATGAATTTAAAAGACTTGTAAAAGAGTTCGAAAAAATGGAAATAGACGTCATCGGAAACCTGGATGTAAATAATCTTGGATGCTATTGCAATGCATTTTCTTACTATATTTCTGTTACAAAACAGCTCAAAAAAGAGCATAAAGTGATCAAAAAACCGACTCAAAATGGCGAAATTTTGGTTAAAAATCCACTGTGTGATCTGCAAAAAATGTATTCAGAGGAGATGAGGAAGTTCGCATCGATGTGTGGACTCACGATAGATTCGAGACTGAAAGCGGCCACGATTGCGAGAGAAGGCATTGATAACGAGATCAATGATGAATTCGGTGACATATGACAGTAAAAAACAGGCTGATCAGGTATGCAACCGACTGCATTAGCGGAAATATAATCTCTTGCAAGAAGCATAAACAGGCATGCAGCAGATTTTTGAGAGATGTGAAAAGGGAAGAAAGTGGGGAAGCCTCTTTTTACTGGGATGACCAGGAAGCACAAAAGATAATCAAGTGGTTCAGTCTTTTGAGACATTCAAAGGGAGTTCTGGCAGGAAAGCCGATCAAGCTGACAGACTGGCAGCAGTTCCATTTGTGTCAACTTTATGGTTGGAGAAGGAAAGAGGATGGGTACAAGCGGTTTAAGAAAAGCTTCATTGAGGTTGCAAGAAAAAATGCAAAGAGCCAGGAAGAAGCAGGCGTCGCACTGTATGAGATTTCTGTGCAGGCAACAAAGAACAAAGAAGTTTATGAATACTATACAGCAGGTGTGAAACGAGATCAGTCTAAGATCGTATTTGAAGAAGCGAAACTGATGCTGAACGGATCGCCATTAAGGAAGAAGTTCAAGCTTACGAATAATGCGATCACGCATGTAAAGACTGGAAGCTATATAAAAGCATTGTCAAAAGAAGATGGAAAGACTGGAGACGGGACAAACCCAGCTGGGCTGATCGTAGACGAGTACCATCAGCACAAAACAACAGAGTTTCTTGATCTTGGTCTTGGATCGAATACAAAAGAATCTCTATTAATGATCATTACAACAGCAGGAATGGACCTGACGTATCCTTGCTACACGCAGGAATACGATTATTGCAGTAAGGTGTTAGATTCTAATATTGATGTTGAAAATGATACATACCTAATAGACATTATGGAAATTGATTCAGGAGATGATATCAGTGACGAAGAAAATTGGAAGAAGGCGAATCCGATCAGAATGTCATATCCGGCCGGGCGAGAAAAAATCCGTGGAGATTACGAGATTGCAAAGGTGATCCCGGAAAAAATGATAGCCTTTTTAACAAAAATGTTGAATATGTGGGTGCAGCAGAAAGAAAATGGCTACATGAACATGGAAAAATGGAAGAAATGTGAAGCTAAAAAGCTTCCGATCGACATTAAGGGAAAACCAGTTTATGTCGGTTTTGATATGTCTTCTAAGATTGACTTAACATCAGTAGCATTTGTGATTCCATACAGGAATGGAAAACTGGATCAGACAGGAAGAGAGATCACAGAATATATCGTATTATCTCACTCGTTCATCCCGAACCAAGAAAAACTGATGGAAAGAGTATTTAAGGATAAGGTTCCGTATGATGCATGGGAAAGAGAAGGTTTCATAACAGTAACAAACAGCGAGATCGTAGATCAGAACGTAGTCATGGATTACGTTCTTAATTTTTGCAAAGAAAATGAACTGGATATTCAGACATTATGTTTTGATCCGGCAAATGCAAGTAAGATCATGATTGATTTATCAAATGAAGGCTATATTGTTGAAGAAGTTTATCAGAGCCACAAATCCTTGAATGAAGCAACAGAGGGATTCAGGGAAGAAGTGTACATGGGAACTGTATGCTATTTGTATAATCCGGTTTTGAATTACTCAATGAGTAATGCGGTGATTAGAAGAAATAATGGACTGATTAAGATCGATAAGGATGCAACGTCCAAGAAGATTGATCCAGTAGATGCGACGTTGTGCGGTTATAAATTAGCGAGGTATCACGAATTTAATAACATAAGACAAGAAGCATTAGATGAATTTTTGGCAAATGAATGGTAGGAAGAAAAATGGGAAGAACAGCAAACATTATAAATAAAATAACAAATTGGTTCAGGGGATCTCCAACAAAGGGAATGTCAGAAGAGGACTTTGCGGAATGGCTTGGAATTGGATATAGAAATAAGAGTGAATTGCGAGAGGTAACTTACTACACTTGCATGAAAATCTTATCGGAAACAATGGGGAAACTGCCAATTAAGGTTTATGAATGGAAAGGAAGCAAAGGAAAGGTTAGAGCAGATCCGGACGATACATCCAAACTACTAAATGAAAGACCGAATCCACATATGACACCATCTATATTCTTTGCGACAGTTGAGAACAATAGAAATCATTATGGGAATGGATATGTATGGATTCAACGAAGGATTTCCAGGAATGGAAGCGAAAACGTAGGTCTTTGGATTATGCAGTCAAATTGTGTGACACCGATCTATGATAACAAGGGAATATTTGCTGGAAAAGGCAAGATCTATTATCAATATACAGATCCGCTGGATGGAGAAATGTATGTATTTCCAGAAATGGATGTGCTGCACTTTAAAACGTCAATGACATTAGATGGATTAACAGGAATCCCGGTACGAGATATGCTTGGAAATGTGGTAGAAGGGGCATCACAGAGCCAACAGTACATGTCGAATCTGTACAAAGGCGGAATGACTGCATCGATGGCACTACAGTATTCTGGAGAAATTGATGAATCAAGGATCAAATTATTGCAAAAGAAGTATGATAAGTATCTTTCAGGCCCGAAGAATGCCGGAAAGATTGTGCCAGTACCAGCAGGTATGCAGCTACAGCCATTAAATTATAAGTTGACAGATGCACAGTTCTTTGAACTGAAGAAATATACAGCATTGCAAATTGCAGGAGCGTTCGGAGTCAAGCCGAATCAGATCAATGATTATGAGAAATCATCATACGCAAACAGCGAAATGCAACAGTTATCTTTCTTAGTTGATACTATGTTATTCCCTCTGAAACAGTACGAAGAGGAATTGACGTACAAATTGTACATAGGAACAGATAAAAGCTGTAAATTCAACGAAAAAGCGATCCTGAGGACAGATTCCAAGACACAGATGGAAATACTTGCTAAGGGAGTCCAAAACGGAATGCGTAAGGTAAATGAAGCACGAGAACTGTTAGATCTTCCAAGAGATCCGGATGGAGACGTGCTTCTTATGAATGGAAACTTTATTCCAGTCAAAATGGCAGGAGAACAATATAAGAAAGGAGAAACGAGTGCTTGAAAGAACTAAAACTTTATAACAAAGATCGTGACGGAAACACAAAAGTTTGTGGATCTATGACGATTAAGAACCAGACAGATTCCTCAGCGGATCTGTTTTTTTATGGGGATATTGTAAGCGAAACATGGCAGAGCGAATGCTATGAAGAGGATATGGCACCGGGAGATGTGAAAGAGTTCCTTGATCAGTTAGACGGAACTGAAAATATCAACATACATATCAATTCTGGCGGCGGCTCCGTGTTTGGCGGTATCGCGATCTATAACATGCTACGTCACAACAATGCACATAAGACAGTGTACGTCGATGGATTAGCAGCAAGTATTGCATCCGTAATTATGATGGCAGGAGATGAGATTGTAATGCCTAAAAATGCAACAGTCATGATCCATAAGCCGTCGGCAAGTTATTTTTTTACAACAAAAAATGCGGATGATCTGCGAAAGGATGCAGATTCGTTGGATACTTGCCAGGAAGCGATCATGCAAACGTACATGACAAAGGCAAAGGTAGACAAAGAAGAAATCGAACAAAAAGTAAACAATGAAACATGGTTAACCGGAGAAGAGGTTGCAGAGCTATTTGATGTAAAGGTCGAAGAAGCAAATGATGCAGTCGCATGTGCTGGAAGTTCCATGTTTTTTTGTTACAAAAATGTCCCAACGAGTTTGACTGCAAAGGAGAAAGATGCACAAAGAGAAAACGAGCAAAAACCTTTAAGCAGACAGGATATAAAAGAAATTTTTAACGAATCTTTTAGCGAGTACCAAGCAAGGGAAAAAGAGAAGAAAGAACTATTAGAAAGCTTAAACCAGTATGGAGAAAGGAAACAGAATGGATAAGAGAGAAATTGCAGCAAAAATTACACAGAAGAAAGAAGAAATTAAGAACCTGATTGCTCAGGATAATTTGGAAGATGCGAAAAAAGCAAGAAAAGAAATGAAGGACCTTCAGGAGAAGTATGATCTTCTGGATGAGATGGAACAGGAAGAAGATGATGATGTAAAGAACCAGGCAGCAGCAGGAAGAGTAAAAGAAGTAAAAGGTAAGAAAAACGTCGTATCTGCACTTGTTAATGCCTTGAGGGCTGGATTTAAAAAGAAGCCAATTGCTAAGGAAGATATGGAAGTACTGAATACGATGAAAGAGGGTTCTGACGAAGAAGGAGGATTAACAGTACCAGCGGATATCTCGACAACGATTAAAACATTAAGACGTTCGGAAGATGCGTTAGAAATGCTGGTAAGAAGAGAAAAAACAACAAAAGTAAAAGGAAGCCGTGTGTATGAAGTAAATGCGGATTCAGTACCATTTGATACAGTCGAAGAAGAAAGTGAATTTCCAGAAGCAGATACTCCTGTTATGAGAAAAGTAGATTATGTAATAAAAAAATTCGGAGGAATTTTAAAAGCAACATATGAGCTGCTACAAGATTCGGATGAAAATATCATCTCATACCTAACAAATTGGATTGCAAGAAAAGTAAAAGCGACAAGAAATGCGCTGATTATTAAAAGATTAGATGAAATGACAGAAGGCTTTGAGATTGAAGCAACATCCGTCGACGATCTGAAAAACATTTTCAATGTTGAATTAGATCCAGCATTAGTGGCAGGGGCGAAAGTATTAACAAATCAGAGTGGATTTAACTGGTTAGATAAATTGAAAGATGAAGATGGAAACTATATTTTACAAAAAGATGTGACGAACACATCTAAAAGATTATTATTCGGAACATATCCGGTAACAGTTGTATCTAACAAAACAATTAAAAAGAATGCAGAGGGAAAAGTGCCGATTTATTGCGGAAATTTTGAAGAAGCAATTACATTGTTTGATCGAGAACTGCTTACAATCGGAATTTCTACCGAAGCGGGAGATTTATGGAAGAAAGATCAGACGGGAATTAAAGTGCGTGAACGTTTGGATTGCGAGATTGTTGATGACATGGCAGTGTTCAAAGCAGAGATTCCAGCGAATCAGATCTCAGAACCAACGAAAAAATACAGAAAATCAGAACTGGAAGCAATGACTGCAGAAGAAATTAAACAGCTTGCAACAACTAATAGTTACACAATTACAAAGACAAAGAAAGATGAAATTATTAGTGAATTCATTGCCGAACAGAAGAAAGGAAAATAAATGGATGCTGATGTACGCTCACAGCTCTTAGAAGAAGCAAGTGAGTACCTGAAGGTAGAAGATGATGATGTAGTATTCAATCTAGCGTTTGATGCAGCATGTGAGACGGTAACGGCAGCAGTTGGTAAATTTAACGAAAACAGTGCAAGAATGAAGCTTGCACTGTTTTTGATAATGCAACAGCTGTATGATAACCGATCTATCCTGGAAACAAAGAACAATGAGAGAATATCATACATCGCAAGGACGATCTTACTGCAAATGCAATTAGAAAACTATTCGGAGGATGAAGATGATTAATATCGGAGACATGAATAAAAAGATAGAAATCTACGGATTTGGCTTCGAAAAAGATGATCTTGGACAAGAAATCAGAAAAGAAAAAATGATTGCAAGGGTATGGGCAAAGGTCCGACTAGCACGATCGACAGAATCAATCAAAATCCTGAAGAACGAAGCGACAGAAGAAATGCAGTTCACGATCAGGTATCGAAAAGGATTAGATAAGACAATGAAAATTAAGTACAGGGACAAGATGTACTGTATTAATTCGATTGAAAATGAAGAAGAAGCAGATAGATTTCTAATTTTGCACGCAGAGGTGGTGGAAGAAAATGAAGATACGAGCATTACAGACGTTCAGGGGATCACTTAATATGCAGAAGGATGAAGTGAAAGACTGTAACGATGAAGCCACGGTGAATGACTTAATCAGAATGGGACTGATTGAAGCGGTGTCCGATTCGGACACAGAGGAACGAGGAAAAGAAGATGTCGGATGAGATAAATTTTGATTTTGACAGCCAAAGCTTCGATGAATTAAGAGAAACGCTTGAAAAAGTAGCAAAAAAATTTCCTGACTATGCAGAAACCGAACTGAAAAAGGAAGGTAGAGAATTTGCCAAAGCGGTGCGGAAAGAAGCAAATGCAGCAACCGACAAGCACACAGGAAATCTGACAAAAGGATTCAAGCTTGGACAGGTAAAGAATGAAGGCGGTATTTATCTGCAAGAATTTATGGCAGAAGGAAAGAAGAATCCACACTGGCACCTGATCGAGAACGGACATGAAATCATAATTCCGTTTAAGAAAAATGGGAAAAAACTTAAAAATGGTGGGAAGTGTGTAGGATTTGTGCCAGGAAAGAGAATTGTATCAGCCGTTCTGAAAAAATGGGGCGGAAAACACGAAGAGCGTGTAAAAAGAGTGCTACAGAGAGTAAAGGATGATGCAGGACTATGATTACGTTGAAAGATATGAAAAAAGCGGTAATCGCAACGCTACAAAAAGAATTTACTTATCCGTGCTATGAATTCGGAGTAGTAGAAGGAATGAAGAATCCTTGCTTTTTTGTGCGTGTCACGGAATCTGGAGAGCTTAATACAAAAAACACCTATCGTCACAATTATTCGATCGAAATTGTTGTGATGTACGGAAAGAAAGAATCTGGAAATGAAAGCAAAGTTTTAGAGGATATTGAAAAAATAAAACAAATGTTCTTGGCAACGATGCAGACAGAGAAAAAGGTAGTTCCGGTATCAGACTTTGAAATTCGATATACCGGAGAGCGTGGGAATGTACCGCAAATCACATTTGATTGTGAATTTTTAGATTCAATTTACAAACCAGAAGACGCAGAAATGATGAAACAGGTAAATATAAAGGAGGTATTACAACATGGGGATGCCAGCGATTAATATTACTTTTCGCGAATTGGCGAAGACATTAAAAACAAGAAGCGATAATGAGATTGTCGCCCTGGTACTTGCAGGAAGCTCAAATATGAATCCAAAAGAGTACAGACCGGGAGACGAGATTGATAAAGGTGTAGCAGCAGATCTAAAAACGCAGATTCAGCTTGCGATGGTTGGAGGAAGAGAAAAACCAAAATCTGTGATTAGTTATTTTGCAAAAGCAGCATACGAAGACTTGGATACAATTCTGGACGAGCTGGGGAACGTCAAATTTGACTATCTTACATTTGGATCAGAGTTACAAGAAGAGCAGAAAACAAAGGTAATTGCTTGGGTTAAAAATATGCGTGATCAGGGAAAGAAGATCAAGGCAGTTTTAGCAGATGCAGGAGCAGCAGACAACAAGGCGATTATTAACTACACAACAGAGAGCGTAACTGTAGGAGAGACAGCGTTTACGCAACACACATTTTGCTCACGTATTGCAGGAATTCTTGCAGGAACTCCACTTACAATGAGCAGCACTTATACACGACTAGATGATGTAGAACAATGCTCTAAACTTTCTAAAACGGAAATGGATTCAAAAATCGACGCAGGAGAATTTATCGTATTTAGAGATGGAAACTACATAAGAGTTGCACGCGGAGTCAATTCGTTACAGACGACATCAGAAACGGATCCGGAAGATTTTAAAAAAATTAAGATCGTTGATGTGATCGATCACATTGCAACGGACATTTCCGAAACAATCAAAAATGATTGGATAGGTCAGTATCCGAATAGTTACGACAATAAATGCTTATTGGTATCTGCATGCCAGGAATATTTAGACGAGTTAGTAGCAAGGGCAATCTTATCTGAAGCAAAAATTGAGATTGACGTGGCAGCGAATAAAGAGTACCTGGAAAAGAAAAAAGTAGATACAAAAGACATGACAGATGATCAGCTGAAGCAGGCAAATACAGGCGAGCATGTATTTTTAAAAGCAACGATCAAGATTTTAGATGCAATGGAAGATTTTGATATTGAATTTACGATATAGAGGAGGGATGAGGAGTGAGAACATTTAATCCAGATGACGTAATTAATGGAAGCTGGGGAGAGGTTTGGATCGACAATGATTACATGGCACAAACAACAGCTTTGGAAGCAACGATCAAGCTGAATAAGACAAGCGTATCTCAAACAGGGACACTTAATGAGGGACAGAAGGTTACTGGAACATCAGGATCTGGAACGATTAAGTTAAATCATGTATCGTCATACTTTAAAACAAGAATCTTAAAAGATATTAACGCAGGAAAAAGCACATCGTTTACGATCATATCCAATCTGGATGATCCTACAGTGAATGGAAATGAGCGCGTTAAATTAACAGGATGCACGTTTGATGAAGTGAAAGTAATTGATTGGGAAGCAGGAAAGCTTGGAGAAGAAAGCTACCCATTTACATTCGAGAAGGCAGAAATGATAGATACAATTCCAGACTAAGAAAGGAAGAAAAATGAATTTAATTGAGAAATTATTACAGGTAGACAAAGAAAAACTAACAGAAGAGCAGACAAAGACATATAACAGCAAAAACATGGAGCGTCTGGTAGGAGACGGAGCAATTACGTTGAAAAAAGTAAAAGAAAGAAAGGTAAAAGAAAGACTTGCACTTACGATCGATAAAAAGGGAAACACAGACATGAATAAAGTGCATGATGCATCTTTGCTCCTGGTGATGGATGGCGTAAAAGTACCAGATTTAAGAGATGAAAGATTACTCCAGCATTTTGGAATGTCAACGCCGAAAGATCTTGCGGAACTACTCTTCGATGGAGAGATTTCGGAAATTGCAGATCAAATCAGCGATTTTTATGGCGACGAAGGAGATGGGACAACAGAGGAAGACATAAAAAACTAATTAAAGAAGACGGAGAAATCAATGCAATGTACTGGTTATTCCGTCTTCATAATATTTTACCACGAGAATTTGTAAGAATGGGCAGTCATGAACGTATGATCATGGCTGCCTTTATGCATCAGGAGATTGAGGATATCAGAAAGGAGAATGAACAACTGAATGGCAAATAGATTCGTAGATGCTACGCTGCGTTTAGTAGATAAATTCTCCGCTCCGCTTGGGAAAGCAACAGCAGAGATGCAGGCAAAAAGTCGACAAATACAAAAGACAGCGAACAGCATTAAAAGAACAGGTAAATCAATAAGCTCTGTTGGTCAGTCGCTTGTAAAAAATGTCACACTGCCGATTGTGGGAGTTATGACGGCATCTGGAAAGATGGCGGATACATTTCAGAAAGACATGGGGCAGGTAAATACGTTATTAGACGATCATGGACATTTAAAAAGCTATAAAAACATGGCGATAAAAACGTCTAATGAAACAGGAATCAGCTTGCATACGATATCTCAAGGTGTTTATCAAATGATTAGTTCGATTGGAGATTCCGGGAAGAAGACGCAAGATATTTTTAACATTGCAGCAAAAGCAGCAAAAGGCGGAGGTTCATCTGTCCAGGAATCCGTAGCGCTGATCAGTAGTGCAATGAAGGGATATGACAGTGTAAATACAAAAACGGCACAAAGCATATCTGACATGGCATTTCAGACGCAGAAATTAGGAGTTACAACATACAAGGAATTAGCTGCAAGTATGCAACCTTTATTCCCGTTAGGAAACAGCTTAAATGTGTCATACAAAGAACTATTTGGTTCAATGGCAACATTGACAGGCGTTACTGGTAATACTGCGGAAGTTACAACGCAGATGAAAGGTTTGTTTACGGGGCTCTTGAAGCCTACTGATTCAATGGGCAAATTAATGCAGAAATATGGCTATCAGAATGGTCAGGCTATGATCAAATCTGAGGGAATGGCCGGAGTGTTGAAAATCTTGAAGAAAGAGACAGGCGGTCAAAGCGACAAGATGGCAAAACTGTTCAGCAATTCGAGAGCATTAACAGCAGCACTGGCATTAACGGGTGCGCAGTATGACACGTTTAGGGAAAAAACAGCGAAAATGGGTAAAGCTCAAGGATCTACGCAAAAAGCGTTGCAAGATATGCAGACGTCTATGAGCAAGATCAGAAAAGCTGTAAATGTGGCGAAGAATTCTCTAACACTCTTTGGAGATGTTGTACTCCAAGTCGTTGCACCTCCAGCTACAAAGGTAGCTAATAAATTAAGCGAACTATCGGAGAGATTTTCAAAATTGTCTCCAAGTACGCAAAAATTTATCGTAAAAGCAGGGATGATTGCGGCAGCAGTTGGACCAGCAGTAGTGATAATAGGAACCTTAACAACAAAAGTAGGAGGGCTGATTGGAAAAGCAAACAATCTATACACATCCTTCCAAAAGGCAAGCTCAATATCCGCGTTCATTGGACCAGGCGGAAAAATTGCATTAGTACTGGGAGCGATTGCGATCGCAGCAGTACTGGTATATAAAAACTGGGACAAGATCAGTGCTGGAGCTAAAAAGATGAAGACGGCAACAGTAAAAGCACTGAATGCATGCGGTGTAGATACCAAAAAACTTGGAAAAACAGTAAAAGAAATTGGAAGCATGGCTGCACCTGCTTTTAAAACAATTTGGAAAGGTGCAAAAGCAACACTTCCGTTTTTCCGAGGCGTTGCAAAATATGTAGGCGGAGCATTTAAGGTTGTATTTGGCACAGTATTTCCGTTTGTAATCGCCAGAACAGCCGGATGGCTGAAATCAACACTCGATATTATCCATGGAGTTACAAAAATGTTTAGCGGATTGATCAAGTTTTTAAGCGGTGTATTTACTGGAGATTGGAAGAAAGCTTGGTCAGTAGTGAAAGACATATTTAAGGGAGCATTTGAAGCACTGACAAGCATTGCAAAACGTCCATTGAATTCTGTAATCGCATTGATCAATGCTGCTATCAGCGGATTGAATAAAGTAAGCGTGAAGATTCCTTCATGGGTGCCAGGAAAGTATTCTGGAAAAACTTTTGGAATCAATCTTCCGAAAGTTCCAATGCTAGCAAAAGGTACAAACAACTGGCAAGGTGGAATTGTACAGGTACATGAACGAGGCGGAGAGATCATTGATCTACCAAAAGGATCTCGTGTGTATCCACACGATAAAAGTGTACAGATGGCCAAAAGTGAAGGAAAGAAGAGTATTGTATATAAAATAGAGAAACTGGCAGAAACCCTTGTTGTTAGGGAGGATGCTGATATCGATAAGATTGTAGAAAAACTGGTAAAAAGATTGGAAATGATTCCACAACCGGAATAGGAGAGAAAAGACATGGAAATGTGGATAAATAACGGGAATGACAAGATTAGATTTCCAATCTTGCCATCTTCGTTCAAAATTACAGCATCGAATCAGAACACGTCCGAAAACGTACACAGAAAAGGCGAAGTGAATCTGCTAGGAGAAAGAAATTTAAAAACTGTTGAAATAAGTAGCTTTTTCCCGGCACACGAGTATCCGTTTGCACAATACAAAGGATACAGCACGAATCCTTACAGTTATGTGCAAAAAATTGAAAAATGGAAAGATAATAAAATTACCCCGGTGTTTATTATAACCGGGGTATTTGATAAAACAGTGTCGATTGAATCTTTTGAATATGGAGAGGAAGATAGTACTGGAGACGTTATGTTTACATTGAGTCTGAAGGAATATTCAACGGTATCTTACTCGAAACCAAAAAAGAAGACATCGAACGGAAAAAAAGTAACACAAAAGGCAAGTAGTAAGAAAAGAAGTACGAAAAAAAGCAGCAAGAAGATAATAAAGTATACAATAAAAAAAGGTGATAATCTTTTGAAAATTGCAAAGAAAACAACAGGGAAATCATCGAATTGGAAGAGCATTTACAAGAAAAACAAAAAAGTAATTGAGAGTGCAGCAAGAAAGCACAAAAGGAAAAGCAGCAGCAATGGACGTTATATTTATCCGGGAACTAAGTTGGTGATTGAAAAATGAGCTTAAATTTAAAAATTGAACAAAATGGAAACGACATAACAAATGTGATCGGCAGTATGACGTGGTCCGGGAGTGCTTATTCAGGAGCACGTACCTTTGAATTTACAACATTGAATCCAGCAGGAGACCCACACTTTAAAATGCCAACGATAAAAACTGGCGATCTCATATGCTTCTATAATGGATCGTCAAAATTGTTTCATGGGAAAGTAACTAAGCGAGAGCGAAAAGGCGAAGCAGGAACAGTGAGCTATACAGCACAGGATTTTATGCTGTATCTGATCCGGAGTAAAGGGACATACAAATTTAAGAAGAAAAAGCCAGAGCAGATCACGCAGCTGATCTGTAAGGATTTAAAAATAAAAACAAAGAGTATTGCAAAAACAGGAATGAAGATCAGCAAGATCCTCTTTACTGACAAAGAATACTACAACATGATTTTGGCCGCGTATACGAAAGCATATAAAAAAACTGGGACAAGCTATCAGCCGATTTTTGAAGGAGACAAGCTGTCTGTAATTAAAAAGGGAACAATGTTAGATCTGGTATTAAATCAGAATGAAGGTATTACGGAAAGTTCCTATGAGGAAACGACGGACAACATGGTAAACAAAGTTGTGATCTACAATTCTAAAAACAAAAAAATCGGTACAGTAACCAATAAAAACTGGGTAAAGATATATGGTACGTTTCAAGATTCCTTATCCGTAGAAAAAGGAAATGGAAAGAAAGAAGCAAAAAACACGCTTGCAGGATTGGAAAAGACAGCATCACTGAGTGCGATTGGAGATATCCGATGCGTTTCCGGATATGGGATCAAAATAAATGATACAGATTCAGGGCTAACTGGAACATTCTGGATCGAGAACGATACGCATACGTTTGAAAACGGAGTACACACAATGTCGCTTGAGCTAGCATTTAAAAATGTAATGGAAACGGAAGAAGGAGATGATGAATCAGGATCATCTTCTTCCGGATCTACAAAAAGCTCAGGTATCTTGAATGGAAAGAAAGTAAAAGCATTATACACAGCATATTATCCGGCTAACAATAAAATGGAAGGCGGATACTACGATTGCAAAGGAAAAAAGCTTGATCCAAGCAAATATACATGCGCTGCACCAACATCAATAGCGTATGGAAAACAGGTACAGGTACTAGGAACAAAAACAAGCCGAGACAAAAAGGTTCACAAGGTTAACGATCGCGGTGGAGCAATCAAGATCGTGAATGGAGTGTATCATTTTGATTTGCTCATGAAAACAAGAGCGCAGTGCAACAAATTTGGAAGAAGAAGTGGATATGCAATCATAGGAAATGGAACTGGATTCAAACAAGTATCGGATTCTGGCAGTTCGAAAGCTGATAAGGTTATAAAGAAAGCAAAAATGTATATTGGAAAAGTAAAATACGTTTTTGGAGCATCGGCACCACAATCTGGGAAATCAGATTGTAGCGGATTTACATCCTATGTATTTAAAAAAGCAGCAGGAAAGAGCATAGGAAGAACAGCATTGGTACAATCGCAAAAAGGGAAAAAGGTGTCGAAGGGGTCACTGAAAAAAGGTGATCTTGTAATCTTCCAGGGAACGTACAAAAGCGGAGCAAGCCATGTAGGAATTTACATCGGTTCTGGAAAGTTTATTCATTGTTCCAGTTCTGGAGGTGTGAAGATAAGCAGCTTGAACAATACATATTATGCAAAGCATTGGATGCAAGGAAGGAGAGTCTTATGAATAACTATGAAAGATTTTTGGAAATTATGCGAAAGCAAGGAAGAAGAGATAATCCGGAGCATCCACAGTTAGCAAGGGTAGTAGATGGATATGTAGTGTGCGGAGGACAAAAACTGGATCAGGACGATTATTTAATAGCCGAAGGAATCGAATTGGAAGAGAACGATGTAGTACTAGTATTGCAAATCAGTGATAGCCAGTACATTGTAATGTGTAAGGTGGTGAGTGCTTAATGTTTCCGTTTGAGGAAGAGACAGAGGAAGAAATTGTTGAAGAAGAAACAGAAGAATATTATCCGAGAGAATATGAGATAGATTTCAAAACAGGTAAATTGACAGGAAAGATCGTAGAAGGAGTAAAAGCACTTGCGATGTGGGCGTATCTTGCAATTCATACGGAAAGATATAATTTTTTCCAGTATTCCTGGGACTACGGATGCGAGATCAATGAACTGATCGGGCAGCAGTATTCAGACGAATACACAAGGGCAGAAGTAGAAAGAATGATCACGGAATGTCTAGAAGTAAATCCGTACATAACAGAAATTGAAGATCTGGAAGTAAGCAAAGAAAAAGATAAATTACATATCAAATTTACGATCATAACAGACTATGGAGAGGAGGAGATTGAAACAGATGTATGAGGAAATGACGTTTGAAAAAATTATGGATGAGATGATGGAAGACATGCCAAACGGAATGGATACATCCGAAGGATCTCTGATCTATAACGCGTGCGCGAAGCAGGCAGCACGTTTGGAACAGGCATACATAGATCTTGGAGCAGTTGCAGACAATCAGTATCCTGATACAGCTGATCTGGATCATCTGGTTAAATTTGGACAAGAACGAGGAATCTACATTCAAGAAGCAACGCCAGCAGAGTTCGAAGGGCAGTTTAATGTTGCGGTACCAATCGGAACAGAGTTTTCTGGAGATGATTATAATTACATCGTAACGGAGCTGATCAATAATGAAGAGCATAAATACAGATTAGAATGTGAAGATGCCGGATCGGAGTCGAACGGATGGACAGGAGATCTTATGTGCTTAGATGATGTAGATGGATTAGAAGATGCAATATTAACAAAGCTTCTTGCTGAAGGAACAGATGAAGAAGATGAGGAATCTTATAGAATGAGATTATTGGATTCTTTTGAAATCAAACCATTCGCAGGAAATAGAAAGTATTATTTGCAAGAAATTGGAAATCTTGACGGAGTTGGTGGAGTAAAAGTATATCGACGAACAGAATCAAATATTTCGGTGATCATTATATCAGAAGATTTTCGAAAACCAGATGAATCAGTTGTAAATAATATTCAAACACAAGTTGATCCGACTCAAAATAGCGGCGAAGGAATAGGAATTGCACCAATCGGTCATTGTGTTGTTGTGACTGGGGCGGATGAATATACAATAAATATATCAGCAAACATATCGTGTGAATCTGGTTATACAGCAGATGGATTAAAAAGTCAGATTGAAGATGCTGTAGAAAAATATATGTTAGGATTACGTCAAACATGGGTTGATTCAGATCATCTTGTTGTGAGAGTGTCCGGAGTTGAGAATGCAATTTACAATGTAGAAGGCGTGGAAGACATTAAAAATGTGTTGTTGAATGGTAGTACAAGTAATGTGACACTGAATGAAAATGTCATTCCCGTGAAAGGAGCAGTGACATGCAGTTAGAATATCCATCTGTGATCGTGAACATTGATGAGATCGTAAAGATTTACGAAGCAGAAGAAAAAGTTGGAAATAAATTTGATGAAGCTATTCAGGATGTGGACAGCGATATTTACATCGAAGATGCAACAGAAGTTGGAATTGCGAGAAGAGAAAAGATATTAAATATAACTGCACAAGATACGGACACCTTAGAAGAAAGACGTTTTAGGGTTAAAACGAAATGGTATGATACGTATCCATATACGTACATAGATTTAATGCAGCGATTAGATACATTACTGGGAAAAGATACATACACAATCGCCCTGGATCCAGACAATATGGAGATGCATTGCGTACTAGAGCTGAAAAAAGAAAAAATGTACGACGCTTTTGTTAAGATGATGGAAGAAATCGTGCCGTTGAATATCACTTTAGAATTTAAGATACGATATACACAGTATAAAGAATTGAAACAGTTTACATACAAAGAATTATCTAAGTACACATATGCGCAGATTAGAAACAGAAAGGTGCTAGGAGAATGAAAACGACAACAAATTATGGATTCAAGAAACCTGAACAAAATGATTTTTGCAACATAGATGATCTTGCAGAAAACATGGACAAAGTCGATGAAGAGTTGAAAAAAGTAGAGGAGTCAGCGGCAACAGCAATCGGAAATTTTGGAAAAATCATGATGACATCCGGGAAGCATAAGAGGATGTTTTTTGCCCAAGAGCTGGTAAAAACAGATTCAAGTGGAAAAGCAACAACGAATAATATAAAAGATAAAATAGAAGCTCTTGGCGGTAAATGGGAATACAGTGCAACAAGCGTGTTTGGATACGCAGAAGAAAAAGGAGTTATGATCTCAGCGAGTCCTGACACATTAAAATCTAGCGACACATATGGCACGGTAACGATAAGAGCATACAATGCAGACGGTTCTGCGCATGACGACAGTGGTCCTTATGCAAATACACTAGTGGTGCTATTGATATTTACCGACGAAGCGTAAGGAGGGACATATATGGTTATAGCCAATATATTAAATACTTACACAACAGTAGCTGGTCTGTGGCAGTACGACTATGGACAAATTCTTAGACTGCAAGGAATTAAATTGCCGACAGCTGTAGAGATTCATTTTTCGCTGCAAGAAAAAGGTGGAGAATCTGTTACAAGAATTGGAACAACGAAAGATGGAGTGACAGATGTTGTAATACCAGACAGCATGCTAGAAAACGATGCTACAACAATGGACTATAAGATTTATGCATTTATTTATCTTGCGGATTCTGAATCTGGACAGACAGAATACAAGATATCAATGTCGGTAAAATCTCGACCAAAACCGGAAGGCTTTGAAAAGCCAGAGGATGCGGAATTGTTTCGACAGGCGATCACAGAGGTTAACAACTCGGCAGAAGTAGCCTTGCAAAGCAAAAAAGAAGCGGAAGCATGGGCACATGGACATGTCGAATATGCTGATCGTGATGAAGATAATGCAAAATATTATGCAAAACAAGCAAAAGACGAAGCAGAAAAGATTCAGGGCAAGGTCAAGGAAGGAAAAGAAGAGATTGATCGCTACATCAAAGAGAATCGAAATGATCTTAAAGGTGAAATCGGGAAAGTTGAGACAAGCAGGGCAGCAGTTGAGCTATGCAAGCAAGAGGTTGAATCTGCACAGGCAGATGTGGAGCAAATGCGACAGGACACACAGCAAGCAGCGCAAAATGCATCAGATGCAAATGCGGAAGCACAACAGGCAGTGCAACAGGCAGAAGCATCCAGATCTGCAGCACAGACAAGCGAACAGAACGCAGCAGCAAGTCGAGATTTTGCAAATACATACAAAGAAGCGGCAGAAACAGCTAAGAGTGCAGCGGAAACAGCGGCACAGAACGCAAGTGAAAGTAAGACAGCCGCAGAGACAGCCGCACAAAATGCAGCACAGAGTAAAGCTGATATTGATAGTATTAAAGCAGGCATCGAAGAAGCTGCAAAGGGCGAAAATGTCTCACAGATCCAGAAAAATATGAGTGACATTGGTCAACTAAAGGAATCTTTAGTTAACTATTAAAGTAACAAACTTTCTAGCAAAATAATGAAAAAATCTTGAATATAAGGTACTTATATGTTAATATAATAATAGAAATATTAGTACCTTATATTTAGGAGGATGAAATGGAAATGGAAATAGAAAGAAACATAATTTTTACAAAAGCTGGCGGTGGTGCTGGTAAATATTCAGTTGGATATAAATTATCAGTACCAGCGGCAGCAATCAAAGCACTTGGAGTTACAAGAGAAAATAGAACAGTGATCGTAAAAATAGAAGGAGATCGGGTGATCATAGAAAAGAAAAAATAAATTCAACTTAATAAAGAAGGAGCTGAACTCCAGACTACCAATCAAAAAGCTCAGCTCCACCAAATGTACACAAAGGTACGTGATTATTATAACATAGACTCTTACCTTTGTGTAGTGCAAGGAGGAGTTTGTTATGAAAGAACAATTTGTAAGCACTTTTATGACAATTATTGCGGACAAGCTTGATGAGGACTCTCTAAAAATCGTATTCAAACAGTTGACTATTTTTATTAACGATTATGATGTAAAAAAACGTGATACTTCTCTTACAATATACGAAGGATATCTGCCGGAATGCTATGAAATTTATTTTGCAACACGGAAAATAGAAGGATTAAGTGTAAAGACATTAGAACTTTATAATCTGTATCTGAAAGACTTTTTCCTGGCAATGAATAAAGACATAAAAGCAATTACCACAAATGATATCCGCGTATATTTATATAAGATTCAGCAGAAAAGGAATCTTAGCAATAGAACACTTGATAGTAGAAGAGCTGCAATTCATGCGTTTCTGGAGTGGGCAACAAATGAAGGGTACATAGACAAAAATCCTTGCAGAAATGTTAGTAGAATTAAATATGAACGAAAGAAGAAAAAAACATTAAGCGCCGTAGAAATGGAAAGACTTCGAAATGCTTGTGAAACAATCAGGGATAGGGCGTTGATTGAATTCTTTTACAGTAGCGGTTGCAGAGTTACAGAATGTGAAAGAATGAATAGAGATGATGTTAATTTTGTTCTAAAAGAAATTTATTTATTCGGAAAAGGAGACAAACATCGAACATCATTCTTGAATGCAAGAGCAGAAGTAGCATTGCTCAATTACCTTGAAACACGTGCTGACAATAATCCAGCACTATTTATCGGAGAAAGAGCACCTTATGATCGGCTGAAAAAAGCAGCAATTGAAAAAAGATTTCGTGAATTAGGAGAAAAAGCTGGTATCGGAAGAAGGGTACACCCACATTTGATCAGGCATACAACAGCAAGAAATGCCAGGGACAATGGCATGCCGATCGAAGAAATCAAGGAATTTCTTGGATATTCAAACATAGCAACAACACTTGAGTATGCAAGTGTAACAGAAGAAGTTACAAAGAGCAGTCATAAGAGATGTATTATATAAAGCATAAAAAGGACGTTAAAAAACGTCCTTTTTATCGTGCATAGGAGTATATATGCACAAAAGTATGAAAAAAAGCTTCAAGGGGAAGCTTTCTTAAAAATTATAACAATATTTCCAAATAAAGTCAAGAAAGTCAAGAAAGGAGACAAGTGAATATGAGAATCAGAGCGAGACCTTATCAGGTCTTTTTTTATGCAACAAAAAAACAGCCTAGAAAGGAGTAGACAATGAAAAAAGGAGTTATCGCAGTAATTGTGGTAGTGATTTGTGCGATGCTGGCGGCAACATATGCATTTGCAGCGCCAACAAAAGGAAAAGAAAAGAAAGGAGAAGAAACAACTGTAGAATCTACGACAACAGAGAAAAAAGAAGCTACAACACAAGAAAAGAAAACGGCTACAGAAACAACAGAAGCTGAGAAAGAAGCAAATGAAAAAGTTGACGTTAGAACGGACGATGCAGAAGAAAACACTGATCAGGAAGAAGATGTCGATCCAGATAATGAAGAAGATGAAGAAGATGAAATTGATGACGAAAAAATAGATCACTGTAATCATGAATGGTCCGAACCTAGTTATGCTATCGACCCAGAATCAGAGACGGGATATATAATCACACAGGATTGCAAAAAATGTCACCTTGTAAAAGATACGCCGATTTCTTTTGAAGAATACGAAGAAGCGACAAAAGATCAGGAGCCACGTGAAGAAGACTGTGAATATGAGGATAATGACGATGCAGAAGTAGTCGAATAATAGAAAGGAAAGTGAGGGAAATGAAGAAAATGACAAATAATGTAATTGACACATACAATGCAGTGACAGGATCAATCGTGGCCGTACTGAGTTATATTTTAGGCGAACACTGGATTCTTTTTGTGGCTTATCTGGCACTGAACGTAGCGGATCAGTTTACTGGTTGGATGGGTGCGAAGATGGAAGGAAAAGTAAGTTCACGAATTGGCTGGAGAGGTGTCATGAAAAAGTTAGGATACTGGATCATGATAATGGTAGCATTCGGATCATCAGCAGTTTTCATTGAGATTGGAAAAGTAATTGGTGTAGATCTTGGGATTACAACATTACTCGGATGGTTTGTATTGGCGTCATTGCTGATCAATGAGATTCGATCTATCGTGGAAAATTTTGTGGAAGCAGGATATAACGTACCCAAAGCATTGACAAAAGGTTTAGAAGTAGCAGACAAAGTAGTAAACAAAGATCAGGAGGAAGAATAATGGTATATAATATTCATGGTGGTCATAATCCAAGTGGTAAGATCGCATGTGGAGCATCAGATCTCCTGGATGAATCAAAGGAAGATAGAAAGATTGCAAAAGCAATTATTAAATATCTTAAAAAAGCAGGTGCAACAACATATAATTGTTCAGTTAGTAATGGAAGAAGCCAGGCAGATGTGCTTAAAAAGATTTGTGCAAAATGTAACAAGCATTCTGTGAATTTTGATGGATCAGTACATCTTAATTCTGGTCGGAATGATCACAAAGGAGATAAAAAGCTTGGTGGTTTCGAGGTATGGGCAACAGCATTTACTGGGGTGAAAAAAGCAGTAGCTGAAAGAGCAGTAAGAAACATGAAGCAACTTGGATTTACTCAACATGGAGATCCATACAAAACAACATCTAGCTTATATTACTTAAATCATACAAAGGCAAAAGCCATACTCTTTGAGATTTGTTTTGTTGATGATAAGGATGATTATCTCTTGTACAAAACAGTTGGTGCAGATGCAATTGGAAAAGCTATTGCATCTGCGATCGTAGGGCATGATATTAAGACAAGTGTAACTGCAAAGGTGGCAGCAGTATTTAAGACAGGTGCAGCTGTTAAAATTGTCGGGAATGCGGAGTACGGAGGTTCTGCAAAAGGCAAGAAAATTTCTAGTCAGTATCTGAACAAGAAGTATACAGTAACAAAAGTTCAGACAAACAATGGACAGCAGGAAGCATTGGTCAAACAATTAAATAGTTGGGTTCCAACAAAGTACCTGGAACTTGTAAAATAAAAGGGGGTACTTTCCTGTTCTAAAACAGGGTACTTTCTTGTTGTAAAAGGGGGGTACTATTTGCAAAAAAGGGGGTACTTTCTGTATAAAAACCGGAAAACAGAAAAGTACCCCCTTTTAGCATCTATTATAAGTTTAAAAAGCACGTAATTATGCCATTTCTAAAGAATCTGTTTAAGAAATCTGAACCGAAATAGGGAAGACATGGGTTGAGAATAGCACTGTTTCAGTGTTAAAGAAAAAACTTTATACGCACTTACAGTAAGGTCATCCTCTCAGCAAGTGCATCAGTAGCAAAAATTATTTAGTGTAATAGTAAAAATCCAAGGTTTTATTCTCACGATCAAATACAATCTTTTTTACGATCGATGTAATAGCTGCATGTTTTTCTTCTTTGGTGTACTTATCTGATCTGAGGATGTCATAAACGCCACGAATTTTACCAGGCATATCAACTTTTTCTTGTTCTTCAGAAGGCTCATCAGCCTGATGAAGAAGCATATCACGCTCAGCATTGATCTGTTCTTTGTTCTCTTTATATTCTTCCAGGGAGTCAATCCCATTCAAATAAGCTTCTTTAATACGCTTTTCCCTTGATTCTAAACGCTTTAGCTGAACCTTTAACATATCTTGCTTATTATCTGGTTCGGTGCTTATGTGCTCATATTCTATATAAGCCTTGTTCATATCTTCTTTCAAAACGTCCAAAACTAAAGGAACAAGCTTCTTTTCGGAGATGGCGTGAGAAACCAGACATTTTCCTTTTGTAAATCTATAGCATTGAAAATTTGTATAAACACGATTGTAGCGCTTATCTGTATGCACAGACGTTGCAAGAGAAGCACCACAGGAAGAACACTTCACAACACCAGATAGCCAATGTCGTTTTTGAGATACAGGTTTTCCGTTTTTGGGACGATATTCATGCTTGAGCCGATCGTTTGCCTGGTTCCATAATTCTTCAGATACAATAACAGGAATTTGGGGAGCTTTCTTAATGATCCATTCGCTTTCGTCATTGACAACATGCGTGGCACCATCTGCATAATTCCATCTAAGATATCCTTTATAAATAGGATTCTGGATAATGTACTTGATTGATCTTGCTTCAAAATTTCCGCCCTTTTTAGTTTTATAGCCTAAACGATTTAAATGACGGGAGATATCATAAAAGCCTTTCCCGGAAGTAACATATAAATTAAAGATCATGCGGACGATATTTGCCTGATCCTCAACGATGACAGGCCCTTGCCCTTTTTGCTCTACCTTGTATCCAAAAGCTGGAGATGCTTGGAAATTTCCGCGAAGGGCGTTTTCAGTCATTCCCCTTTTTACATCTTCGGCCAATCGAATGGAATAAAATTCATCCATCCATTCAATGATACGCTCGATCAATCCGCCATATACATCGTCGGAGATTGGTTCAGAGATACTTATTACATCAATTTTGTGCTTGTTTCGGAGCATTGCTTTGTATACGATGCTCTCTTCCTGGTTACGTGCGAAACGGCTGAATTTCCAAACAAGGATAGCATCAAATGGAGATGGCTTGCTCTTGGCAATGGAAATCATACGCAAAAATGCAGGACGTTTCTTGACTTTCCTTCCAGAGATTCCTTTATCAACAAAAACAAACTCTTCTGGGAGATCGTATCCATGTACGTTCGCCCATTCCATGATCAATCTAATTTGTGCATCTGGAGATAATTCTTCTTGCATGTGCGTACTGACTCTTATATAAGCAGCTGCGATCTTTTTCATAGTAATCACCTTTTCCTTTTTACAAAATATTAAAATTTGGTACAAAAAATACACCTCTTGCGAAGTGTCAAGAAAAAATGATATACTTAAACTTGCGAGGGAAAAGTACTCATCTGTTAACTTAACAGGTGCAAGTGGTTTTCTTTAAATGCCGTCTAGTTACCAGCTAGGCGGTATTTTTATTTGTCTAATAACATTTACTACATGGAGAGAGTCCGCGGCTCTTTGCGTCGGAAAGAGTTTCTTTGATCGGATTCCTCATGTTGCTGCAATTTGGATTGGAGTGGTATTTAGATCCGGTGTTAGATACCCATACCATTTCCTCTCTTTCGGTTGTAGTGGCTTGCTCGGTTGTCTGCTGAGCCTCTTCGGCCTTTTTCTTTTCAGCAGCAATACGTGCTTGCTCTTTCTTTTTAGCTTCTTCAGCTTTTCTCTTTTTCTCTTGCTCAGCCTTTTTCTTAGCTTCAGCAATTGCCTTCTTGTCTTCAACAGTGACCTTGATCTTCTTGCTTGTTACGTCTGCATTGTTATCTTTAAGATACACAGTTGTGGTACCAGTTTTAGCCTTGCTCTTAATTGTAAATTTACTGTTATCTTTATCGAGCTTGGTTACCAGAATGCCAGAACCAGAAGAGACAAGCTTCAATTCATCAGTGTTGGCACCTTCAGGATCAATACTGTAAGAAATCTTTTTGCTGGAATTAATATCCATGACAATGTTTTTGTTAGATTTTACAGAAATTGTATCGATATCGAAAACAATCGAATATCCTAACCCGACGATAAACGCAAAGACTGCAAATGCTAAAAATGACTTACGATGAGCCTTTTCTTTATGCTTCCAAAAATAAATGAATATCGGGATCGCAATTATGGAAGCGAAAAAAGTGAGTAATTCGGAAACAATGAATACGATAAGAGCGATTGCAACATAAATAAGATATGTTCCACACCCTTTCTTGTTTCCATCTCGATCACCTTTCGGATCAGGAATAAATGAGCTGTTATTTCCACCACCCGATGCAGAGCTAACAGTGTGTTCATTGACGTTCCTGGAACCACCGCCGCCGCCACTAGAAGAAGTATAATATAATCCACTTCCAGGAATACCAGCACTTGTGGTTTTCTTTCCGTTGGAGTTGATCGTGTGATGCACTCCTTTGCCTCCGAATGTGACGCTTGTACTTTTCTTATTAAAGTTCACACGCACACCAGGAGCGATCTGTTTACTTTTTTTAAATCGAAATCCCATATGAAAACCTCCCCATTCAAAAAGAATTTGTTTAAAAAGTAATATTAAATTGTAATACTGTACACTCTAATAACCAGGAGGTACAGTTGTGAACGTTGAAATTGAATATCAACTCTGGAAAATCAGAACTGATAAAAGCATAAGTAGTGGGCAACTAGCAAAACTATCAGGCGTAGGAAAAACTACGATCAATGATATCGAAAATGGACGACATGATCCAACAGTTCATACGCTGTGCCTACTTGCTGGAGCACTGGATGTAGCTCCAGAAGATCTATACACATGCCGATTTATACCATAATGTTCGACATGCCGAACATATCGGCGAAAGCCCTTAAAAATACCAAAAAATGGTATATAATTTATAAAAACAAACAAATGATAAATAATTATAAAGAATATATAAAGATGATCATTTGAATGCAAAACTATGCTATACTATCCCTAAGCTGAATGAGATATACAGAAGAAAGCCATTGGCATGGCCAGCTCCAATACCCTTAGCAAATGGGAAGAAAGGAGGGCGTACATATGTCAGAATGGTATAAAAAAGAAATAACAAAGATGCTCGCTGCGATCGATGACGAAGAGTATCTGAAGAAGCTGTACATCATCATCAGCAATCACAACGAAAAGGAAGATTAATCGTCTTCCTTTTTTCTTTTTGCCATTCTTTCTGCAAGCAAAGCAGTGTAATCACAAATAGCTTGCTTGCCTTTATCGTCCAACTCGTTAAAAGATACCATCATATCCAAGATCAAATCATAAAAAGGATTAGACACTTCTAATAATTGGGCCAGTGTTTCGGCAACTTCATCTTTAAAAGGCAGAAACATGTCACCTTTACCAAATCTAAGCCAATCCTCGTTGACGTTGAATTCTCTACATATCGAACGTATAACCGCATCAGAAGGATTACGTAAAGATAATTCATAATTACCAATAGTATTTCCCTTAACGCCAACACGAGAACCGAAATCTTCTTGTGTTAGTTTTAAAGCTTTTCGGAGCTCTTTAATGCGTGTATTCAAAAAATATCACCTCTTTCCGTATCTAAGTACAAGAAAAGTATAAAACAAAAATCCCACATAGTCAAGAAAATGTACTAAAATATGTTTGACAATCCCACGAAGTCAGTATATAATAATCACATAGTCAAGAAAATGATATACAGAAACAAGATAACGAAGCACCAGGAAAGGAGATGAGAAAGAATGAAATTTAAGGATACTAAAATAACTGTACTCATTTTAATAAGCACAGTTATTTTAGCGCTAGCTTGTTTTAGACAATGGATCAACAAAAAACAAACTAGCAAAAATGATGTTGATACAATTTGTGAAAAAATAATAAACCAAATTAATCATCTTCAATCTTAATAAGACCTAGATTTTCTAATGTGTCAATAGTGCATTGAACAGATAATTTAGAAAGAATAGGAAGAGAATTTGCCATAAGAGCTGCAAAGAAATCTTCAAAATGTGATGATTCATCATGGGACAACTTAGACATTTCTAAAAAATCAGCTTTTAATTCAATTAATTGACGTTTTTGTATTTCTGCACAAATTGAATTTAATTCAGAACGTTTCATAAAAAACTCCTTTCGTAAGACTTGGGAATGGCAGTTCCCTGTAAGTCAATTATACGGAAAAGGATGTAATTAAACAAGATAACGAAGCAACAGGAAAGGAAGGTGAAAGGAAATAGAAAAAACAGAACTAACAGAAAAAGACATTTATTGCATTGCAAGAATTATTCAAAGCTCTGTTTTTGCAGGCGGATGGATATTTTATGGATGCCAATATTGCAAATACTGGAAAGAATGCGAAAAGTCTTTTGAAAATGAAAATGGAAAAATGCATTATGACGTAATTATGAAAAAACTCCAACAGATTACTGGGTTAGATATGGGAATAAATGCAAGTAACCTGAAGGAAAAATTTCAACGTGATATTACCAATCAATAGTTAAAAACTATTTTGAATAAACAGGACACTGATTGGCAGCAGATGAACTAACACTCCGCCTGATCAGGATGCAATTACCCGAATGCATCCTAAAAAAGAAATCTCAACTCCGCAACAACGCGGAGCCTCCCCGTTGTAATTATTTATCTATATGTGAATGAATCGGGCGGAGTGTTAATTGATCTGCGGTACAAAAGAAAGAAGGTGAGAAGCATGACAGACAAAGGAAAAGAACTAATGAAAGAAACTGTCGAAAATCTTAAGAAGCTGGACAAGGAGTCCATGATGCTCGTAAAAGCAAGTATCGACATCCTGATTGCAAGGCAGAAGATGGACGAGAAGAACCCAACAAATGCAGCATAACAGACAAGCAGAGGTTAATAAAAATGAAGAGAAGGGAGGGAAGATCATGGACGGATACAAGGTAAGACGATTCGTGAATGACAAAGAAGTAAGAGAACTTACACCAGAGCAGAAAAAGATGATGGCCCTGACAGTGATCAGAGCCATCGGAGCAAAAGAAAAGAAAACGGCCCGGTAATATTCCGGGCAGAAAGGACAAGCTGAAATTGCAAAAATGACACAAGAAACCTTGCATGAATCGACGAAAGTGACGAAAGAGGAGAAACGTGATGAGTGAAAATAAAAAAAGCCAAGGAAGTAGCTTAGCTAACCCCCAAGGCACAAATAAAAAATCATATAAATTATATCACGAGAGGAACGAAGAAAGCAAGATGAATGTCAGTACAGCTGTGAGCGTGCTGAAAAACAATCTCGAAAGATATGATGAGCAAATGAAGATGCATGGAATAATGGGAGGAGATTTGCTGGATGAAAATCCGACAATCTCTGCAATGAGAAAAGCAGTTGAAATACTGGAAAATATTAAAATAGTATATCAAAAAACTGTGATTCCAAATGAATTATATATAGATGGAAACATTGAGTACATAAAGAAAGGCTCTGCTATAGGAATGGCAGATGAGCTGATTAATTATATAGAGTTTAAAGACAGGTATATCTTTGAGCTTGATCAAAAAGAAATAGTAGGAAAATTGATGATCATAGATATGCGTAAAGGAGCAGAAAATGAGTGAAAAGGCAAGGAAAATGATTCTGATTAAAGACGGCATAGATTTAGACATTTTTGATGATAAAAATATGAGTGATCGAGTATTGATGCTTGACTATCCAGAAGGAACGGTTATGGAGCAGCTACATAAATTTTACAAGCTAATAGGAAAAGAATGTGAGAATGTAGAAATTGTGCATCCAAAAAGGCTATACACACTAACAGAAGAACAGTATTCAGTGATGATGCTTGTAGATGAAGAGTATTTGTATCATAAAACAGCGCAGATCAATCCAATTGCGTCATATCTATATGAAACAGATGTTCATGGGCATCCGATCAATGGGAATGTTCTGATTATTGGAATGAAAAAAGGATTAGATGGAATGGAATTTTGCGGAATAAATGCAGAGCAAGCTGAAGAATTACGTGAACGACTAATAGCGATCAGACAGCATTTAGAATAAGGAGATCAAGATGAGAGTGACGATGAGAAATCATAAATCTTATACATACAGAGCGTCCTTGATCCGCGTAGATAATAACTGTGCAATTGGGGACATTGTGGACAAGCTTGGAAAATATGAGGACATATGTGATGATCCGGAGAGATTGAAAGAAATGGTAAAAGAAAAAGGCATCCCGGAACAGTGATCGGGATGCCTTTTCAATGCCATATTGTGGATTAAAAAAGCCACAAATATATTGTAACAAATTAAAAGCAAAAAAGCAAGGAAATAAGCGGTTCGAATCCGCTTTTCTAACTCGATAAAAGTATTAAGTTTAGACAAATATTAATACATAAAGTAGACAGTACAAGAAAGGAAGATGGACCAATGCCATATTGGATAAGAACAGTATACGCAGGTAAGTGCAAAGAGGTAAAAAAGTACTACAGCAGAAGACATAAACCAAAAGAAAAGAGAATCAAGAGAGAAGAACCAACAAGAGAGACGCAGGAGAATGTGAACATAAGAAAACAGACAGAACAGCTTAGGTGGAAGCTGAACTGCAACTTCCAGGAAGGAGATATGTTCGTAACGTTTTCCTACAAAAAAGAGGAACGGCCAGACACATATGAAGACCTAGTAAAGCAGAAGAACAAGCTGATCGCAGATCTAAGAAAAGAATATAAGAAGCAAGAAAGAGAGCTAAAATACATCTACGTACTTGAAACAGGGAGCAAAGGTGCAAGGCATATCCACATGGTACTGGAAAGCATAGAGCCAAAAGCAATCAAAAGATGTTGGGATCGTGGGAGAATAGATATTCGGCTACTTGATGGTACTGGCCAGTACGGAAAGCTAGCAGCCTATCTTGTGAAAGAAAAAGGCAGAAAGAAGATGGAGAAGTACGGAGGTAAGACATACTCCCCCATCAAGAAACCTGAAACAGCCAATTATCAAGAAAGAATTGATATGGGAAAGAGATTTCTTCCGAACAGATGCAAAGAGCCAAAAAGGTTACTATATCGACAAAAGACACGATGAAGAGAACGGCGGTGTACGTAAAGGATACACAGCAACAGGATATCCATATATGGAATACATTTTAGTTCAGAATGGATGCAGATCCTGGCACATAGATGATGGAGGGTAAAGAATGAGTAGAGAAAGAAGACAACAGTACATGTTAAGAACAGAAGCAAGTGAACAAGAAGCAGTGATCACAATTTGTAAGTTCATGGAAAATAGATATCCAGAGCTGAAATTATTACATCACTGTCCAAATGGTGGGAAGCGTGATCGCGTAAGTGCAGCAGTCTTAAAAAGACAGGGAGTAAAGGCAGGTGTGCCTGATCTGCACCTTCCAGTACCAAAAGGACAGTATGCATCTCTGTACATCGAAATGAAATACGGAGATGGGAGACTGCAAAAGGAACAGAAAGATTTTTTAAAACAGGCAGCAGCTTATGGAAACTTCGTCGCAGTCTGCTACAGCCAGGAGATCGCACTTAAGGTAATCGAAGAATATGTGAAGCTCAATCAATGGGATGCCATGCCGATTGAGAATAACAAAGTGATCAAAACAATGGCAGAAATGGAGTAAAAAAATGGTAAGAACAATACAAATGATAGGAAGCATGGAATATCCGGATGAAATGAAAAAAGTAATGTCCATCGAAGAATACGTTCAGAGAGTAACGGAAAAAGGATACGAGGTGGAAGTAATAAAATGGATGGCAAAAAAAGTAACAACGTTGAGAATTTACAAAAAAACAGATTACAAGGAAGAGGAGCAATAAAATGATAGCAAGAAAATGTGATATATGTGGCAAAGTCTTTACGCCTTATTTAGAGTTGGACATTGTTGGTGTAAAGGACTCATATTACAAAATAGAAGTATCAAGACGAACGTTTGTTGGAGAAGTTGAAAAAAATGGAAGAACTAGACAAGAATATGACGTTTGCAAAGAGTGCAAAGAGAAATTTGACAACTGGGTAAAAGGAAAAGCAAAAGAATAAATAGCTATATTAGGAGGAAAAAACCATGAAAATAATCGGAGTCGGAAACTTAAAAGGTGGAGTTGGAAAGACGACAACATCAACGTCGCTGGCGTATCTCCTGGGAAGATACGGAAAGAAAGTGCTGGTGATAGATGCAGACGCACAAGGAAACGCTTCACAGACGATGGGAGCATACGACGAAAGCGAAAAAGGACTTGCCGGAATTATGTTAGGCGATCGAAGTGCAGATGAAGTAATTAAACGCACACGATACGAGAATGTAGACATTATAACAGCGAATATGTGGCTGATGGAAGCAAATGCTAAATTACTCAACAGTAAGGGCAACCAGATAGATCGCATTGAAAACATGTTAAAAACCGAATGTATCCACAATAAATACGATTATGCAATATGCGATTGTGGATTATTGCTGGATATAACAGTAATAAATGTGATTAAAGCAGCAGACATGTTGATAATTCCGGTAAAGGCGGGTGGATACGGAATCAAAGCAGTTGAAAGCATGATTGATCAATCAAAAGGGCTCCATGAAGGGCAGCAGGTCAAAGTCTTAATGACGATGAAAACTGGAAACAAAACAAACAAAGAAACAGCAGTATGGCTGAAAGACATGTACAAAGATAAGATGTTTAAAACAGAAATCAGAAGATCAGTCGTTGCAGAAAAAGCAGAAACAGCCGAAAAGCCGATTCCAGCAATGTCACAAGGAAGTAATACAGCAAGAGACTATAACAGTGTAATAAAAGAGATCATGAGTGAAGAAGAATGGAATGAAGCTCAGGAATACATAAAAAAGAAACGCAGAAATAAGAAAACCGGAAGATTCCAGAAGATAGATTAAGAAAGGAGGGAGAAAACATGGCAGGATTTAGCGTCATAGACGTGCTGAACCAAAAGAGTAAGGAAGGAATCGAAGAGAAGCCGAAAGCAAGATTTAGGACAAAAGACATAGACATCTATAACATTTACGCAAACGAAGACAACATAAGCGATCAGAACGGCATCGACGAAAAGGCAGCAGAGATCAAACTGATTGGTCTCTTGCAACCTCTGGAAGTGATGTACGCACCAAATGAGAGTGGAGAAGAATACCGCTTGATCGGTGGAGAACGAAGATGGCGAGCATTGAGGAAACTGGTAGAGGAAGAAAATCTTCAGGAATTTAGAGAAGCCACATGCCATATCAGAAAACCAAGAAACAAGAATGAAGAAGTGATAGAGATATGCATATCAAACAGCTACAGGAGAGTATCTACAGAAAAAGAACTAAAAAGAATACAAATGCTGATGGATGCTCTAGCAGATGCAAAAACAAAAGGCGAGCAGATTATGGGTTACGATCTGCAATCTGGAAGGTTAAGAGACATTGCGGCCGAAATAACAGGAAAGAAACCGACACAGATCGCAAATGCAATGAGCATCAACAACAATTTGATTCCGGAACTGAGAGAGCTGTTAGAAAAACAGGAAATCAGCTTTTCGACAGCGGTAGAGATCGCAGGACTGGAAGAAGATGAACAAGAAGAGATATACAGCTGGTATCCGGACAAGATCATAACTGTTAAGAAGATAAGAGAGTACAAGCAACGAATCCTGGAAGAACAACAGGAAGAAGATTTGAAGGAATCAAGACAGGAAGCCGAAGCGGATGAGACCGAAGAAGAAGCAGAGATTGAAGGACAGATGGAAGCGGAAAGAGACTATCCGGAATGCTGTCCGGATCAGGATGAATTAGAAAAACAGGCGTTAGAAACGTTTGCAGAGTATGTGCAAGACGATGTTAACAACGCAGATATAAAGAATTTATCTGAATTAAAAGAATACATGAAAGAACGATATAAAGGAGAGGGCGGAACATTACGAGGATCTAATGGATTTGACGGATGGTATGACTGCGAAAAAGGCTATATAAAACTATGCAAAGATAATTTTGAAGAAATTGTTAAAAAGACAGTTATTAAAATGGCAGACGCGATCAGCGATATGATCCAATTCGATACTAAGGCAGCAGAAGAACAAAAGACGGAACGCGTGGAGATTCCGCAGACGAACAAGGTGGAAGTACCAGGAAGTGAATCAGACGAGCGAAGACACCACCTAAAGATCGCAAAGATGTTCTTTGATGCAGTAGACACAGGAAAGAAGTCATTCGAACTGCAAAAAAATGATAGAAACTATCAGATCGGGGACATCCTGGAACTGCACGAGATGAGTGATGGAGAAGAAACAGGAAGAGCAACGGAGAAACAGGTGATCTATATCCTAGAAGGATTTAAAGGATTGGAAGAAGGATATTGCATCTTGGGACTAGAAGAAATGAGGAAATAAAAATGGAAAAAATAAAAGTAGAGTATGCAGAAATTATAAGCCGAAAGCTGAACGGAAAAAATAGAGCACACTCTTGCAATTATTATGAAATTAAATATCGTCAAATTGGAAAAGATTATGACAACATAGGATTCGGATCATACTACAGAAAATTTGTTGAAGAATGGAAAGAAGTATATTTTGAAATTGTCGGAAATAAAGAGAATGATCAGGATGTGATTCAGGAGGATATATGAACAAAGTAATGCTAATGGGCAGATTAACCAGGAAGCCTGAGATAAGTTGGAATGAAGACGATCTGTGTATAGCAAGATTTACTTTAGCGGTAGATCGCAGATTTAAGCGAGAAGGGCAGCAGGACGCAGACTTTATCGGATGCGTTGCATTTGGTAAAGGGGCAGAATTTGCAGACAAATGGCTGGATCAAGGAACTAAGATTGTACTAGAAGGAAGAATCCAAACAGGAAGCTATACAAAAACAGACGGAACAAAAGTGTACACGACGGAGATCGTGGCAGAAAGCATGGAATTCGCAGAAAGGAAAGAACAATGACCGAAGGGATAAAAAGGATAAGAAAAGCATTTAAAAGAATAACAGAAAGAATCAAAAAAACAGAAACGGCATTCGATACAAAAACGGATCAAGCGCTGAGATTATCGGAAAATCTTGAAAAGATGAAAGAAGTGAGAAAGAAAATGATGGTAACAGGAGAAGAGATGTCTAAGGCATTAGAAGAAAAATCCAAGCAAATAAACAACAATATGAAAGAAGTAGTGTTTGGAGATAGGAAACGACCAATAGTGGTACCAGGAATAATAATACAGAAAGAAGAAACGAGAGATGGATGGCTCGTGTATGGGATACGAGGGGAAATGCATCCGAAAGTTGTAGAGGTTAAAATTTGCAAAAGCAAAAGAGAAGCAAGAAAGCAAAAGAGAAAGCTGCATAATGCAGGAAACAATGAAAGAAAAATGAATGGACAGCCACTAAAAAGATTTATAGCGAAGCAAAAAGTCCGAAAAAGAAAGGTGTCCGAATCGGACACAATGAAATGATGCACCACTGGTAGTAACCAGATGCAATATACCACAGTAACTATTAACAAAACGCATAAGAAACAAAGAAGTCATGTATAAGCCATGAGATCTATTAGCCTACTGCCAGAAAAGGCAGCAGGCAGAAAGGAGAACTAATGGAAAATTACAGCAAAGGATTTAAACGCCGTGTTGTACAGTTATGGATCCAACACGGTATGTCAACGAATGAAATTAGCAAATCATCTGGTATTGATCACAGAACGTTGATGAAGTGGTATAAGCGTTTCTACCCTGAGCTAATAGGGGGGGGCAACGAGACAAAATATAAGGAATTAAGATGGCACTATATAGGCAATTGTGCCGGATATCATAAGTAAAGGAGTATGATCAGACAGTTTGGTTCTTTACCTGAGGGATTCTTCAAGTAACTGTTAACCAAGCAATCAATACCAAACATATTTTTTCAGGTTCTTTTAAATGTAATTTCTCAAATATTAGATTTAGTTTTTTACAATTTTCCAAATCAAAAAACGAAGAATCACAAGACTTTATAAGATCGGGCAAAAGATAACAGATCAGCGATCAGAGATAAAGGCGTTGTATCAGGTAAAGAACCAAGCTGTCTGAGAAAACGATATGAGATATAAAGAAAATTTCAAGAAAGGAATGGTTCGGCTGATCATCTCAACAGGGATAAGCTACAAGAAGCTGTCAGAGCTGACAACGATCAGCCAGCCAACATTGAAAAAATGGGATGATGAATACCGGCAGGAGTGTCTGGATGAGAAGAAAAGAGAAGCTGAGAAACTAAAGAAGCAGGAAGAAGAGAACATGAGATGCACGGCGTGGCACCAGTATGGATCTGGTGCGGGTCGATATGAATGAGGTATCAAAATGGGAAAATTAGATAAAGAACAAGAAGCAAGAATGGCAGGAATGAGCTATGGTGTCAGAATAGCAAGAGAAAAAGGGATAGATGAAGCAGAAAAAGAATTAAAACTTAGAGGTGCGTTAGGAGTTGGATTACTGATCGACAATACAAGATTAGACAAAGCATTTGAAATCCTAGCAACAACACTCTATGGAAACATCATGACAACAGCATTATCAGCACTGGCAGATAGCGAAGGCTTTGGAGAAAAGAGGCTTCGAAGATTCAAAGAAGCATATGATCATAAATCCATGTGCCTGGTATCTCTGGATCAGTACGCAGAACATTTTGTAACATTTGAAGACATGGCAATTGATTTAAAGAAACGTTATAACATCGACATGAATGCAGAAATGATTGCATCAAACCAGGAAGTGATCGATAAAGGGCGAAGAGTGTTACCGAATGTGATTAAGTTATTGGAGCATGAGAATCAACACGAAGCAGCAGACGTATTAAGAGAGCATTTACATGAGGCGGTGGCAGTATGGTAAACAAGAAAAAATTTAAAGGCTACATCTGTGAGATCACAGGCAAGCCAATTAAGGACATGAAGCTGTGTCCGGACAAGCAGCAGAAGTTAAAGGTTCGGATCAAATGCGATAAAGGATGTGTCTGGTGTGAAAAGTTAAAGAAAGTTAAGGAGCGAGGGAAATGTTGATATTAAGCCAAGACAGAAGAATGCTCGAACCAATCGAAAGTTCTGCAGGTGTATATGTAGATGGAAATGAAATCAGAATTGATTTTTTAACTTGTTGTACCGGCTTTGATGGTTACGTACTTGGAGTTTACGAAGATGAGCAAAGAGCAACAGAAGTGTTAAAACAGATTTTTAATCGGTACGACAGAGGACAAAGAGTCTTTGATATGCCAGAAGAATAATGGGAGGTAGACGATGAACAATTCAATAACAATTATAGGAAAAGTCAGACAACGACTAGGAAAGACTTACATTCATTCAGAAGATAGACACATCCAGAGTGTTATTATTGATGCTTTAGCAAATGCAGGCTATGACGTAGATGTAGAAGTGACAAATAACGGAACAAATGAAGTAGTATCATGTGAGATTTACGATGTGGGGGGGGGCAGTAAGAAATGATAACAACAAAAGATGCTGTAAAAGTATTAAGTTTAACACTAACAATAGCATGTTATGGAATTTATTTTTATTCCGACCGAAAAAAAGATTGCTATCAAGCTATTAAATTTTTGATACTGGGATTAATCATGCAGAATGTAACATTCCACTTGGAATAAAGGAGCGTTAAGAATATGGGAAAGACAATAGAGAAAATAGAAAGAGCGGCGAAAAGAGAGGAAGCAGAAAAAGCACTAGAACAAATACTTAGTCAGTACGACAGAGGACAGAGAGTCATTAAGATCAAGTGATTGTTAAAGAAAGTTAAGGAGGAAATGAGATGATGAAGCTAAGAAATGTTGTAAATACAAGAAACTATGGATATGTTGCTATTGATACATGTTATACATTTGATCATGGATTCGAGACGATGGTATTCAAATGCGATAAAAACGGAAATATTATTGATTGGTCGGATTTAGACGTTGATATGTATGATAATGCAGAAAAGGCAGAAGAAGGACACAAAGAAATGATTGAAAAATGGAAAACAAATAAAAGAGGAAAAATAATGGGCAAAGTAAGACAAAGATTAGGAAAAGCCTATATCCATACAAAAGAAGAATCCATCCAGAGTATCATCATCGATGCTCTGGTGGGTTCCGGATATGACGTGGATGTTGAGGTTACAGATAACGGAACAGGAAACGAAGTAGTATCATGTGAGATTTACGATGCTGGGGGGGGGCAGTAAGAAGAATGGTTGAGTTTATTGCAGGATTATTTATCGGATCAGTTGCAGGAGTGGCAGTAATGTCACTCTGTAGTGCAGCGAAAGAGAGGGATGAGTTATGACAAGAGATCAGAAGATATGGAGATTAAATAGATATTGCGTTAATCATCAATGCAATCGACAAGAGTGTGGAATTTATCAAGAATGTTCTGCTAGTGGTGGAAAATTTTTTGAAAATTTAGATGATACAAAAATCAATGATTTGGACGGAAAAGGTAGCAGATCGTCGACTGGAGGAGATAGGATGCAGAATATAAGACCGGTATCAGAAAAGAAATGGGACATAAGCAATCACGCGTTTTATCAAGCGTATCATTTTGCAATGAGATACAAAGAATTTAAGGATGTACTTAAATACAAAACAAATACTGTTGGTAGTCTTAAGTTTGGAGATACGACAGGATCTGGAGTAAGAAAGAGCGCAACAGAGGAATTGGCAATCAAAAGAACATGGGCAAAGAAGAACTGCAAGATGATAGAAGAGTCAGCGAAGCAAGCAGATCAGCAGTTGTACAAGTACATACTCAAAGCGGTAACAGAAGAAGGAATAACATATAAGTACCTGAAAACAGTGATGAATATACCAGCCGGAAGGAACTACTTCTATGAAAAGCGAAGAAAGTTCTACTACATCCTATCCAAAAAGTTAGACGACTAAAAATGTAAATTAAAGAAAATAAAGGAAAGAGAGGGACTCACATACAATTTAAAGTGATATTATAGTAGCATGAATAAAAAAGGGAACGAGAATGTAAGCCATACGGCAGCAGATCTTGTTTCCTTTTTTTAGTTGCAACTTAGAAATATCAAAAAGGAAGAGAAACATGAAAAACGAAACATACGAAGAATTTGTTGAAAAATTCAAACCTAAAAAGACAACAGATGACTGTTATACTCCATCGGAAATATATGAAGTAATAAAAGAATGGGCATGTAAACGATATGGGATAAAACCAGATAAAATCATACGTCCATTCTGGCCAGGGGGAGATTATCAGAATATAGACTACCCAGAAGATTGTGTCGTACTGGACAATCCACCATTTTCGATATTAGCAAAAATATGCGATTTTTATCTAAAGAGAGGGATAAAATTCATTTTGTTTGCCCCAACATTAACAAGCATTAGTGCAAAGAATGTCAAGAATAAGATAAGTTGTATTATATGCGATTGTAAGATTGAATATGAAAATGGGGCAATCGTACCAACATCATTTATAACAAGCTATGAGGCAGATATCGCAGCACAGACGGCGCCTGATTTGACAAGGTTAGTGAATGATAAAATAGTAGAGATAAGCAAAAAAAAGGTAAGGAAATTGCATAAGTACAGTTATCCTAATCACGTAATAACGGCGGCAATGTTGCAAAAAATAGCGCATTATGGTGTAAGTTTAAAGATACATCGAAAAGATTGTATAAGAATTGAAAGTCTAGATGCACAGAAAGCGACAGGTAAAAAGATATTTGGAGGTGGATTATTACTATCAGAGAAAGCAGCAGCAGAGAAAGCAGCAGCAGAGAAAGCAGCAGCAGAGAAGAAAATACAAGGAAAGAGAGAAATAGAAACATACAAATTATCAAAAAGAGAGATTGCAGTCGTTCAGAAACTTGGAATGGAATAAAGACATTAGCAGAACAAATACGGCTAGAAAAAGATGGTTTAATTATGGACCTCTAGCTCAGTTGGTCAGAGTAATCGGCTCATAACCGATCGGTCCAGGGTTCGAGTCCCTGGAGGTCCAGTAGAAGGAAGTGATACAATGCCAATTTATAAACGATGCAGCAAATGTGGGAAAAGAATTCCATCCGGTACAACATGTGAATGCATTAAGCAGATAAGACGGCAGCAGAAGAAGGAACGAGATAAGGACTACGATCAGCACCGAAGGAACAAGACACGCGCTACATTCTACAAGACAAAAGCTTGGAGATTGACAAAGGAAGATGTACTCACACATTACATGTACATAGATCTCTATGCATACTATCACGATGGAAAGTTCATACCAGCGACAATGGTTCATCACATTGTTCCGATATCGACAGACTATGCGAAGAGACTGGACAGAGGAAATCTTATAGCGCTAAGCGACAAGAGTCACGGTATAGTGCATAAAGCAATGAAAGAAGGAAGAGAAGAAGAGATGATCCGCTTGCTTCTTGGATACAAAGAGAAATGGAAGAAAAAGGAAAATTCAGAGGTGGGAGGGGTGGTCAAATTGTTTTGACCATTCCTATAG